AAGAAATTGTTCAAAGAGTAAGAGGTCATATTGAAGAAGAGATGCCTGTAGGGGTTTCACTTACAGTATTTACTCCGAGCAATCTAGATATAAACGTAAGTGCTTCTATTGAGGTTGAGATGGGTTATACACTAGAAACTATAAAGACGCTATTTTTAGAAAGTATAAGTGACTATCTTAGAAACGTAAGAGAAGAAATTGTTTTTACAAAAGTAAGTGCAATACTTGGAATTACTGAAGGGGTAAAAGATTTTACCAATCTTAGTATTAATGGAAGTACAGAGAACATACCTGTATCTGAAGATAGGATACCAAAAATTAATGAGATAGAATTTAAAGAGGTGGTTTAATGAAGTTAATAGATAAACTACCATCGTTTGAACACAACCCTGTAGGTTATGAGATACAGGGTTCTTTTGATAAAGAATTAGAGATACTATCGAATGTAAAACAAGAGACATTTGACCAACTATTTGTAGATACGGCAACATGGGGGTTAGATTATTGGGAAAAAATTTTATGTATTGAAACTAACTCAAAACATAGTTATAAAACTCGTAGAAGTAATATCAAAGCTAAAATGAGAGGCAGGGGAACAACTACAAAACAAGTATTAAAGAGCATATGCGAGGATTACACAAAGAGAGAAGCATACATAAAAGAATATGCGAAAGAATTCTTGTTAGTACTTGATATTATAATAAATGACTGTGATTATAATACAGTTGTTGAACTAGACAAGTTTGTAAATCAGATTAAGCCATGTCATTTATACCATAAATTCATGATGAACTTAATTAGTGAAAATAAATTAAACATAGGTGCTGTTGCTTTAACAGGTGAGGAAATTATTGTTTATCCTTGGTCGATAAAAGAAATAGAAAGTAAAGGTAAATACAATGTTGCAATCGGAACAGCTGAAGGAAACGAAGAAATAACGGTATATCCAAGAGAGGTGATTTAATGGAACAATTTTATACGATACTTACAGAGATAGGTAAAGCTAAGATAGCCAATGCGACTGTGCTTGGTGAAAAAGTAAATTTAACTAAGTTTCAAGTTGGAGACGGTAACGGACAATATTATAACCCATCAGAAACACAGACTGCATTAAAAAATAAAGTTTGGGAGAGTAATATAACTTCTATAATAACAGATGAAAATAATCCTAGCTGGATAGTTATATTCGCTACAATTCCAGGTAATGTAGGTGGATTTACTATAAGAGAGGCTGGGGTTTTTGATTCTGAGGGTAATTTGATAGCAGTTTCTAAATTACCAGAGACATATAAACCCACATCAGACAATGGAAGTACTAAGGATTTAACTATAAAAATAATACTAGAGGTTTCTAACGCTGAAGTTGTAACTATCAAAGTAGATCCTACTGTTATTTTAGCTAGTAAGAGAGATTTACAAGTATTAGAAACAAAGATGAATACTAAAATAGATACAACTAAGACAGATCTAGAAAAGAGAATTGAAAAGGTACAAAAAGAATTAGATACAATTGAACTTACAGGTGATAAAGTAACTATAGAAGATGTAGACAACAACTTTGTAAGTGGTACAGTAGAGGGAGCATTAAAGGAGTTAGCAACTAAGGATAAGGCTTTAGATAAAAGGATAGATGATAATAAAACAGAAGTACACAAGGAAATTACAGATTTAAAGCAATATGGAAGTAATGTTAAAGAAGGATTCGCTACTGTCATTACTTCCAAAGGAGTTACAACAGATAGTAGCGACACTTTCGACACTATGATAAATAATGTTGGAAGTATTAAGACTAAGTTACCTATTTTGGAGGGGGATGTTGGGGTTACTGAGGATAATAAGGGTAATGTGTATAATGTTAAAAAATTTGCTGAGTGTAGGATTTATGATGATGTAGCATTAACAAAAACTGCAATACAGTCTTTTCTAGGATACTACAAATTAGAAGAATATAAAAATTATATATTCGGTTTGGGTAGTCGTTTAACTAGACATGAAGGCGACGATTATATTCAAGTGAATAGTAATAATAGAGATGTTAATGATTTTTATATATCGGATGAAATTGTTTATATGTGGGCAGGAACGGTTCTTTTGAAATCTACTATAGATGGTGTATATATAAAAGAAACAAGTGTTTTCATAAAAAAT